GGGATGCTGCTCTTCGCACTGTATCTGCCGATATCTCGAGGGACGAGCAGATCCATGTCGGAACGAATAGCCTTGTATGTGCTGAGTTGGGTTTATCTAGCTCTCCTTCTTTGGACAAACTTAGGAAAGCCACCATTAACTGGGTTCTTCAACCTCTAGGTATAAATACTATCGATAAATATTTGGACAAAAATTTTTGGCTGGATGCATCAGATCGATTAATGTATGAGGGTAAAGCCCCTCAACTTTCTGAGACTAAAGCCGCCCGTATGCCAGCATTTTTTGAACATGCAAACACAAATCTCCCTCAATACGCTTAATGTACATAGCGAAAAGCTAGAAAAACTTGTCGAGGATTTAGAAGCTAAATTTCCTTGGCAACCAGTCCATCCTAAAGAAGAGATCACATCTATCATGTACCGAGCAGGTCAATATAGTGTGGTCGAATATGTAAAATCAATTCTTGATAACTAATGTGTATATTCGGAACACCCGAGCCTACTAAAGTAGGCGGACCACCTGCTTTAGAAGGTAGAGTTAATACAGAAACAGCATCATTACCTCCTAAAAGAGATATAGTTAAACCAGATGATGTATCTGGAGTACAATATGGTGGTTCTAAAAAGACAAGTGGACAAGCTGCTGCTGGAAAAGGTGGAGCTCAAGATTTAAAAATAGATCTTAATACAGGTGGTACTACATCAGGAGGTATAAATGTATAAGGCAAGTGAAAGATATTCTCAGCTAAGTTCGGGACGTGCACAGTTTCTTGATACAGCTGTTGAATGTTCTAAACTTACCTTACCTTATTTGGTACAACATGATTTAAAACAGAAGGGAGGAAAGACAAGTTTAATCCAACCTTGGCAATCAGTAGGAGCTAAAGCAGTAGTTACATTAGCTGCTAAATTAATGTTAGCACTACTACCACCACAAACTAGTTTCTTTAAACTACAAGTCAGAGATGATAAGTTAGGTGAAGAGCTAGATCCAACAGTTAGGAGTGAATTAGATCTCTCATTCTCTAAGATGGAAAGAATGGTTATGGATTACATAGCCGCATCTAGTGATAGAGTTGTAGTACATCAAGCACTGAAGCACTTAGTTGTATCAGGTAATGCTCTTATATTTATGGGTAAAGATGGACTTAAACACTTCCCACTACAGAGATATGTTGTAGAAAGAGATGGTAATGGTAACGTATTAGAAATAATAACTAAAGAACTTATTAGTAGAAAAGTATTAGGGCTTGATCCTCCAGTACATAAGTATGATACTAATGAAGTTAACGCTAATAATGGATCAGATGAAGACGACGCTGAAGTATACACTTGTGTCAAATTGGATAATAGCAACGGTAGGTGGGTATGGCATCAAGAAGTAGATGATCATATCATTGAAGGAAGTCGTAGTACTGCACCTAAGAATGCTAGTCCATGGTTAGTGCTTCGCTTTAATACCGTAGATGGAGAGGACTACGGACGTGGTAGAGTTGAAGAGTTCCTAGGAGACCTAAGATCCCTTGACGGGCTATCACAAGCTCTTGTAGAGGGCTCTAGTGTAGCTGCTAAGGTTCTGTTCCTAGTATCTCCTTCAGCTACTACTAAACCTCAGACATTAGCTAACGCTGCTAATGGTGCTATTATACAAGGTAGACCTGACGATGTTGGGGTTATAGAAGTAGGAAAAACAGCTGACTTCCAAACTGCAGCAAGTCTATCCTCAACTATAGAGAAAAGAATATTAGATGCTTTCCTTGTGATGAACATAAGGGATAGCGAAAGAACTACAGCAGAAGAAGTTAGAATGACACAAGCTGAGTTAGAAAAACAACTCGGCGGTCTATTTAGTTTACTTACAGTTGAGTTCTTAGAACCTTATCTTAAACGTACTTTATTAGTATTACAAAGAACTAATCAAATACCTAAGCTGCCTAAAGATTTAGTTAGACCTAAGATAGTAGCAGGTATAAATGCTATAGGTAGAGGACAAGATAAAGAATCTCTTACTATGTTCCTCGGTACTATTGCTCAGACATTAGGTGCAGAAGCATTGATGAAGTTTGTAGATCCTAGTGAAGCAATTAAACGTTTAGCAGCTGCACAAGGTATTGATGTACTGAACCTTGTTAAGACTCCACAACAGTTAAAACAAGATCTTCAACAGCAACAAATGCAACAAGCACAACAATCCTTAACGGATCAAGCAGGACAATTAGCAAGTACTCCACTTATGGATCCAGCTAAGAATCCTGATGCAATGGAACAAGCACAAAATATGACTGGTGCAATAGCATCACAAGTAAATCAAAACATTCAACCACCTGAACAGTAATGGCAGAAACTTTAACAGTCGATACAACACCACAAACAGAGACTCTTGGCGAAAGCTTAACAGCAGATGAACAAGATTCTCTAGCTGTTGGTGAACAGTTAGTAGAACAGCAGGAGCAACTCCTAGCTGGAAAGTACAAGGATGCTGAAGCGTTAGAGAAAGCTTATGTAGAACTCTCTAAAAAATTAGGCGAAAAATCTGAGCCAGATACAGAACAAGTTGAATCTGAATCAGAAACAGTAGATGAAGAATCTGCTGAAGAGGATGAAACTCCTATTGATACTACACCTGCTGCTGAATTAATTACATCAGCATCAGATGAATTTTATAATAATGATGGTAAACTATCTCCTGAAACTATAGAGAAGTTCTCTTCAATGAGTAGTAAGGATTTAGTTGAAGCTTACATAAAAGTCCAAGGTGATTTACCTCAGTATGCGGCACAATCTCAACAAGATATTACAGATGCTGCTGTGAATGAGGTGAAGAACTATGCTGGAGGCGAAGAAGCTTATCAGAATTTAGTAGATTGGGCTGCAGATAATTTAGATCAAAAATCTATACAAGCTTTTGATCAAGTAGTTAATACTGGTAGTGTTGAAGCTATTAAGTTAGCAGTCAATGGATTGAAAGCTCAATATGATAATGTAAATGGATACGAAGGACGTATGGTAACAGGCAAGTCAGCACCACCACAGAAAGGCGATGTCTTTAGAAGTCAAGCTGAATTAGTGGAAGCTATGAGTGACAGACGGTATGAAAGAGATCCAGCTTACCGTCAAGATGTTATTGAAAAACTGGATCGTTCTGATTTACAATTTTAAAAAATCATGCCAGGACATTACAATCATCCAAAACCACCACCACCACCATCAGCACCTAAACTTTCACCAAGAGATAAAATAGCTCCTAGTGCTAATGAAGAGCCTAAGTTACATAATCCTTTTGAAGGACAATATGTTATAAGAAACGGGAAGAGAGTTAAAAGAACACCTTCAACTAAACCACATAAGGATTAAGCATGGCTGAACAAAGCTCACCTTATATACCATTTAATAGGAAAAATAACCCATCACGTTACTATCAACCTAAAAATAAGGGTACAAAGAAAAAGGAAACTTATGAACAACTAGAGTTACCTATTAAATTAGCTAAGAGAGGTGCTTCTAACGAAGACCAATTTAGAAAAGATAATAACAATGTAGTATAATGGACTATACTAAAGACACTACAAGATACGGAGCATCTGATGCTCGAATTAAAGCAGCTGGAAAAAATAAAGATAAATTATTAGACGCTGCCAGACAGCATCCAGATAGAAAAAAAGCTAAGAATCAAATATTAGGACCAAAAGATATTTACGGTTAATACATTACGTGGCGGCTCGAAAGGTATCGTACACCGCCACAAGATGTACTTTTATTATTTATTTACGATGCCTGACAACAAATTTGCTACTGAACCACAAGCACAAGTAATCGAAGGAGACTATTTTGACAACGCTGAACGTGTTAATGGTCAACTAGCAATGATTGGATTTGTCGCAGCCCTTGGTGCATACATCACCACTGGCCAAATCATACCTGGAATTTTCTAAATGGCAACACTAACCCTACCACAGCAGAATAATTGGAATCAGTTCTGTAAATGGGTTACCGATACCGACAACCGCCTCTACGTGGGGTGGTTCGGTGTCCTTATGATTCCATGCTTACTCACCGCAGCAACAGCATTCATTATCGCTTTCATCGCAGCACCGCCTGTAGACATAGACGGGATAAGAGAGCCTGTTGCAGGATCTTTACTTTATGGAAACAACATCATCTCAGGAGCCATTGTACCGAGCTCTAACGCAATCGGTCTTCACTTCTACCCAATCTGGGAAGCTGCAACCATCGACGAGTGGCTCTATAACGGAGGACCATATCAGCTTGTTGTGTTCCACTTTCTCATCGGCATCGCAGCTTACATGGGACGCCAATGGGAACTTAGTTATAGACTAGGGATGCGACCTTGGATTTGTGTTGCATACTCAGCTCCAGTCTCAGCAGCCTTTGCAGTCTTCTTGGTTTATCCGTTCGGACAAGGATCTTTCTCTGACGGTATGCCTTTGGGGATTTCAGGGACGTTCAACTTTATGTTTGTATTCCAAGCGGAACATAATATCCTTATGCATCCTTTCCATATGTTGGGAGTTGCGGGGATGTTTGGTGGCGCTTTGTTCGCTGCTATGCATGGTTCCTTGGTCACCTCATCTCTCATTCGTGAGACTACTGAGATTGAATCACAGAACTATGGATATAAATTTGGACAAGAAGAAGAGACTTATAACATCGTGGCAGCCCACGGTTACTTCGGAAGATTAATTTTTCAATATGCTTCCTTTAATAATAGTCGCTCTTTACATTTTTTCTTGGCTGTTTTCCCAGTGGTTTGCATATGGCTTACCTCCATGGGAGTCAGTACAATGGCTTTCAACCTCAACGGATTTAACTTTAATCAGTCCATTGTTGATTCAAATGGTAAGGTTATCCCTACCTGGGCAGATGTATTAAACCGTGCTAATTTAGGTATGGAAGTAATGCATGAGCGTAACGCACACAATTTCCCGCTTGACTTAGCGGCAACAACAGAGTCAATAGGATAATATATATTGGCGGCTCGTATGTCGATATAGTAGAAGCCACCTCACGCCACGTCCGTTCATTCTTCTTAGGAAGAACGCATGAAACCACATCATGGAACGGGGGTGTGGTACTGGAGTATTACTATGACTGTAAAACTTAAGTATCGTGGTGTTGAGTACACAAGAACAAAGTAATTAACTTAACATGAAAACAATTGCACTTGCAGCACTGACTGTTTCAGCCCTGGCTACACCTGCAATGGCTGGCGTTTATGTAAACGCTGAGTCAAACGCATCTTATACAGGAAATGATTATACTTCCCGTACTACCGATCTACACCTAGGCTATGAAGGAGACGTGGGTAAACTTGGATACTATATTCAAGGTGGTCCTGCACTCGTTAATGGTGATGGTGTAGATGGATCAACTGATTTCTCAGGTAAGCTCGGAGCTTCTGTAGCTGCTTCAGAGAAGTTAGATGTTTACGGTGAAGTTTCATTCCTTACAGATGAGACTACTGACACAGCCTATGGTACTAAAATAGGCGCTAAATACAAATTCTAATTATGGCACAACAATCAACTACAGGATTCGGAAAGGCTAATCCTGTTCCTTATTCACCTGATTCAAGGTTGAAAAATCTGGACACTGGTCCTAGTGATACTCAGCCTCCTGGGGTTGATGAAGACGTTGACTATAACTCCCTTGAAGAAGCTCTTACAGGGGATAAGTGAATTATGGTTAGGAGTCTTCGGGCTCCTAATCTTTTTTATCATGGTAGAGATAATGCACGTCAACTACCATAGAAAAGCCCATCCGCATTGTGCAAGCGAGATTAGTTTAGCGGTAAAACTGTAGCCTTCCAAGCTATTGTCATCGGTTCGATTCCGATATCTCGCTTTGGCTTTAGCCCTGTACGCAGGATACCTTTAGCCGTCTAGACGGTGGGGAAAGACCCGCAAAAAAATGATCAAAAAATTTTGCATGCAAGAAAGTAAATAATTAATCTTTATCCATAACAATGGCACAACAAGCAACGACTGCCAATGCTAATGGACCGATTTGGGGAGGTGCCGACAACGGTGCCGATACCACTACCTCGGCGAGAAGAGCCCTCTATCTTAAGCTGTTCTCAGGAGAGATGTTCAAAGGTTTCCAGCGCAATACAATCGCTAGAGATCTTGTTACAAGACGTACCTTAAAGAATGGTAAGTCTTTACAGTTCATCTATACAGGTAGAACCAAAGCGGAATTCCATGTACCTGGCCAGTCTATATTAGGTAATGACGAGAAGTCACCACCAGTAGCAGAGAAGACCATCACTTGTGATGACCTCTTAATCTCATCCGCATTCGTATATGAGCTCGATGAGACACTTGCACATTATGACCTACGTGGTGAAATATCTCGTAAGATCGGTTATGCATTAGCCGAAAACTATGACCGCAGGATCTTCCGTGCGATCACAAAGGCTGCTAGACAGCCAGCACCAGTGAACATGACTAACTTCAAGGAACCTGGTGGAAGTATTGTTAAAGTTGGTGCTGCTAATAGTACTGATGCAACTGATGCTTATGACTCTACTAAATTAGTACAAGCCTTCTTCGAGGCAGCTGCTATCCTAGATGAGAAAGGAGTAACAGGTGAAGGCAGAGTAGCTGTTCTTAACCCAAGACAATACTATGAATTAATCAGAAACTGTGCTACCAACAACCTGATTAATCGTGACGAAACAGGCGACGCCCTACAATCCGGTAACGGAATCCTTGACATTGCAGGCATTAAGATCTACAAGTCAATGAATATTCCATTCCTTGGTGACTATGGTGTTAACCTAGCTAATCTACCATCT